GTGCTTACCGATACAAAATTAAAAAACCTCAAGCCGCAGGACAAACTGTACAAGGTCTCCGATCGTGACGGGCTGTATGTAGCTGTGCTTACGTCAGGCACGGTCTCGTTTCGCTATGACTACCGTATCAACGGTCGCCGCGAAACACTGGTAATCGGGCAGTATGGGCGTGACGGTATCAGCCTGGCAGAAGCGCGAGAAGAACTGATTGCTGCAAAGAAGCTGCTTAAAGCAGGCCAGTCACCGGCTGCGGCTAAACGTGACGGTATCAAAAAGATTCGTGGTGCCGAGACGTTTGCGGTACATACCGACAGTTATATGAAACATGTCATCCTGGCTGACAGTACCCGCGCAATGAAGCAGGCGGTGATCGACCGTGACATACTTCCGGTTCTTGGCAACAAAATGATGACTGAAATTACCACATCGATGGTTCGTGATTTGTGTGACCGGATTGTCGAACGCGGTGGTCGGGCAACAGCAGTGCAGGCCAGGGAGATCATCAGCAGCGTATACCGTCACGCCAATGACCGTGGTCATGGTTTGTTTAATCCTGCGGCTGACATTAAACCTTCGTCTATCGCCATATTTAAACCACGAGAGCGAACACTGACACCAGAAGAAATTGGCCTGTTCTTCCGCACGCTGGATGCCATTGGTGCTATGGGCACTATGAAAATGGCTTTAAAGCTGGTGCTTATCACTATGGTTCGTAAAGGCGAATTCACCAATGCAACGTGGGACGAAATAGATTTTAAAAAATGGACATGGACAATTCCTTCAGACCGCATGAAGGGAAGCCGGGCGCATGTTATTTACCTGCCTAAACAGGCACAGGATATATTGGTCGGGTTGCAGATGTACGCTGGTGGAAGTGAATATCTGGTTCCTGGTCGTTACAACTTCCGGAAGCCATTATCTAATGCCGCGCTGAACTCTCTGATCGACAGAACGGTGAAAATAATAAATGAAGATGGTGAGCATATTCAGGACTTCACCGTACATGATATGCGCCGTACAGCCAGTACGTTGTTGCATGAGGCTGGTTATCCTTCAGACTGGATTGAAAAGGCTCTGGCACATGAGCAGAAAGGTGTGCGCGCCGTATATAACAAAGCGGAATACGCCAGACAGCGCGCCTACATGTTGCAGCAGTGGGCCGATATGATTGATTCCTGGATTGACGGGGAGCATACGGATCTGATTCCGTTCTCCCCGTCGAAGTTTGAGAAGTGGATGGCGGGATAATAACGTTTAATAGTTCTGCTGATTTTCTTCCATCTCGGCTTCTGCTGCCAGTGATTCAATTTTGTCTGCGAATATTGCTGACAGCGTTGCAAATTCAGCATCAGTGACAGCGGGAATTGGAACAAACCTGATCCCGCTGTGTGCAAGCATGTTTGCAGTTTCAAGGCATTTCCTTAAATCTGCTGGTGATGCCCTGTTCATGCTGCACGCTCCCGCCCCTGGTTGTCTGTTGGTGACAGCGGAGCATTGCTGAATGCATTTGTTAATCCGGCAATATCCAACGCGTATCCAGGGTGTAGTTGCACTGCCGGGTCTTCGCACTGATTACCCCAAACATCGAAGCCATGAGACGTCTGGCGGGCGAATAGTTCAATGCGAGAAACATCGCCTAACAATTGCACAAGTTTTTCACGAACAATATCTGGTTTTCTTGAATGCTCAAGCCGCGGTGCGGTAAATGACTGAACGATCCCTGCATTAATGCGCGTAGGTAGTTTTCCCTTTACTGCAAACAGGCAATCTTCACTATTGGCGCGAGTCATGTGACCCATACCCATAACCAGTTTATCTGGTTGTCGACTACCACATTTTATCCACGTGAATCCCTTCATGGTCATCAGACGGAATCCCCAGGCTTCAACAACTTTTAGTGCTTCGAGTGGTTGTGTTGGCACCCACCACATGGCCAACAGACAGTTTTCATCGGCCAAATCCCACACAGGAAGGCGGCAGATATCCAGCACACTCATAACTGGATATTTAAAACCGGCACCGCGATTACCATCTGCGGCTTTGTCCCGGTATGCCCAGGGTGGATCTGCATAGATTAGTGTGTATTTCTTAGTCATAAACCACCCCACAACATCCTATGCCGCTATAGTCGCCACGGCGAAGGCCGTTACCTTTTGTGATACATTGGTCCCTGCGAACCGCGATCCTTGCACGCTCAACATCACCAGAAGCAACATCCATACACTGAAGCCAAAGGTGAGCGGCAATGCGGAACTGCCCTTTTTTCTCTCTTTCAATCGCGCGTTTTTCGATCTCTATCGCCGCAGGAGTAACGGCGACAATCTTTGACGGACTGCGCATTGAAACCTTGTTCATGTGATATTTTTCAAGTCGGCTTAACTTTCTCACTTAATCCAACCCTCTCTGAAAATTAATGCCAGCAGATAAAGCCATGCTGAAACAGAGTCCAGGAATAAGTACCATCCTGACCATTTGCTCCAGTGCCTTAGCAGCGCACTCATGCAGCGTTGCTCACAGGACGATATACACGTTGCTGAACAGGAGGTTTTTTACCCTGGAACTCTGCCGGGCTTGCTGCCTGACGTTCATCAAGCCAACGCTCAACTTCATCACGGTTCCATGCGCAGCGTTTATCGGTGATATACCAGCGTTTAGGAAATTCCCCTGCGCGCTCCATACGGTCGATAGTGCTCCATGACAGTGGCACCACCGCCAGGAGTTCCTTCTTACCTAATGCACCTTTCATAAATACCTCTCTTGGTTGCAGTGCGGCGCGCGTGGCGCCGCGGTGGTGGTTACATAGATGTTTCGTTTAATTCTTCCCGACGAACGCTGTAAACGTCGGTGGCTTTTGCCAGCAGTTCGTCATCATCTGAAAGTTTTTGTGCAATGTATTTGTAAGCCTTATCCAGTTCGGAGACAGTGCTGTAATTCATCGCTGCGCTGGTAAAGGCCATCAGCATTTCTTCTGGCTCACGGCTATCCGCTTTACGCGTTTGCTCATCAGGCTTTTTCACTGATTTAGCGTTGATCAGACTGTTCATTCCCGCAGCCGTAGTCATTTGCGGAGTAATGTCTCGCTCAACGCGCGGTGCCGTTTCCTGTAATTCGTCAGGGGTGTAAACACCGAGAAGTACATCAGGAGCGTGCAGGCGAGCCCATCGTTTCGTGCAAAGATAGGCGAGCTGCTGGCGCGGATCCTGTTCCCACAATGGAGAGTTACGCACTCCGGCTTGCGCCATACTGATGGTAAGCTCACGTGGTTCTGCTTCTCCTTTAAGAACTGCTGACACAGTTACCGTCAGATTCGGTGATTTATCTGTTTTGCCGTTAACATTCGACCAGTCACCGCTCCAGCGATAATTCAGGCGTGTCGCCAGCAGGCTGGAAGAGGATACGACCGCGTTTACCAACTGTGCTTCGTAGCCTAACTTTCCGTTTACCACATGCGTTTTCTGCGCCACGGCGAACGGGTTCATTCCCCACTGTGCCGCCTGCATGGTCACCGCCAGGCAATCGGCAGGTTTGCCTTCAAGATGTTCCGGTACAGTCGCTTTGCTTTGTGACATCAACTCCGCGAAACGCACCAGTTGATTCATGCCCTCGGGGCTGAAGATTGCCGCAGCAGTGCCTACAGTTGCGCCTGGTTGTGATGTGATTGCGATATCATTGCTCATACATACATATCCTGTTTACGTGCCCAGTCATGACGTTTAATAATTTCCACTCCGCCCCATTCATCGTTGATGCGGCATTCGTGATAGGTATTCAGATCCCGGCGGAACAGAGCGTGCCCGGCATCGACATCCGGCGCATCCAGCTCGAACACGCGTACCGGATACCGACCACAATCAATGCTTTCGCTCACGGCAAGAAAGAAAAAACCATGCGGCTGACCAGTAACCCTCATTGCGCCTTCGCGGTACATTGCGTCCTGCACGTGGTAGCGGAATTCCTCGATGTGACGTGCAAAACGCTCCATATCTGCAACCTTTTTCACGTCGACGATCACGTTGTGCTCGTTCAGCCATTTGTCTGGACGAATTCGGCACAACTCACCAGTCTCTTCATCGTTCCAGTACATTGACGCTTCGCAGTAACCAGGTGCTTCCAGCATCCAGCGTGCCGCCGGGTGAGCCATTGCGCTATCACGCATCAGCTCCAGTTTCCGCCACTGCTCGGCATCAAGTACCGTAATCCCCATATCCGCCACATCACGAAGAAATGCCTCTTCGTCAGCTTTACCTTGTTTCGTCCGACGATCGAATTTCGGTGAAACAATGAAGCGTTTGTCGAACTCTCCAGGCTCCAGAAGCAGACAGTGCAATGCGGTTCCCATATCCAGTGCAGACTTTTTCTCTTCGTCTTCTGGTGCTGCCTGAACCCATTTAAGAAGCGCCGGATTCTTGGCAACCATGTCAAGTTGCGACTTACTCACGCCGTCACCGGCGTGGTAGTCTTCGTTGCTGATGTCGAAATAAATTCCCGGTTTCATGCCGCGTCCTTCTGTCCATCAAGCTGATCCGCCAGATCCCAGCGGGCGATAATTGCCATTGCCTCTCGCCGATAGGCATCCATCAGTTCTTCGAACTCAGGGCTGTCTTTAGCAGCCTCCAGTACTTCCTGACGAACGCCTTTGCCTGTTACAACGTCGAAAGTTGAGGACAGTTGATGAAGTCGGATGCTCTCAATCAGTTCAACTTGTCGGTCATATAGCTGTTCTGACAGGCGGTAGTCCTTGTCGAATGCCAGCATGATTTTTTGAAGATTTTTCTGCTGATTAACGTTCATTATCAGCCCTCCCATATCTCGTTATCGTTGGCCACATCGCGAGCTTCTTTGCTGACGAAAGCCCACTTAATGCCTTCCTGTAAGGTGCGGAACTTCCAGCTCATGAATCCGCATGCAGTAACGCAGTACCAACCGTTGATGATTTTCCACTGCATAACTTGTTACCTCGGCTTGTTACCGTTTAGGTAATGATTATGCGTATCTGGTTTGATGTCAATAGATATGAGTTAAAAAAATTACCCGCAAGGTAATTGTGCGGGCAATAAAAAAGCCGCCATGAGGCGGCTTACTTACTGAAAACTATAGTTTTATTGTTTGCTTTTTTCGTTCTGGCTGATGACAAATTCAATGTAACTTTCGATCTTTGCCTTCTCTGTTTCAGGTAACAATGCGTAGCGCGAGCGGTCATAGTTGATAGTTGCAGGGTCATGCGGGTGAATCAGTAGTTCATATCCGTGACGCCCGAATGCTGATGCAACATTCTCCAGGGTGGAAATGGAAACGCTGACCTCATTGTTTAACAGGCGGCTAATTGTCACCTGGGCGACGCCGGATGCGCGGTGAAGTTTTCCCTGTGTTGAAAGGTCGCGGCTTTCGCTCATCCAGCGTTCCAGGTTGTGAGCCGCCAGCTGACCAATGTCGCTTGGTCCGACAGGCTGAACCCCCTCCTGAGAAAGCGAGCGATCGATATCAAGCCAGTTACGGGGTTTATTGGCGGCAGCTTCAATTTTTCGCGCAACCTGGTCGCCGATAACCTTCTTGCCAAGAGCCCAGCGGTTTACCAGATTTGCCTGAGTTCCAAGTTTTTCTGCCATCCGCGTCTGAACACCATTGAATTCACGGTCGATCAAGTCGTTGAGATTTTGCCTGCGGACGTCCTGGATACTTTTCATTTTCTGGAGAATCGCCTCATATATGAATCAGTAGATGATTCAATTTAAAGCAATATTACCCAACAGGTAAATGCACCCCATAGGTAACCATCCTTGATTTTTGTTACCTTATGGGTGAATATTTATTATCTGAAATAAATATCAGGCAATAGCTATGAGCGATAACGGACATTTCGATTTCAAAAAGCACTGGCTTGCACTTACTCCGGATGAGCGTGAAGCCTTCGCACAGGAAGCCGGAACGACGAGTCACTATATCCAGACTCACTTAACAGGTAAGCGCAAAATGCCAGGTAAAGTATTGATGAATGGGCTTTTTAAAGCCTGTAAAACAAGACAATGGCTGCGCTCAAAAGCAGAACTGGCATACTTCTTCTACTCATGATATCCAGCCACAAACCTCTGTAGACCGCCATCCGGCGGTCTTTTCATATCTATTCGCACCTTAAAGGTAATAAAAAACCAAATCTGGTTGATCTTTTTTTTGTGTCAGCACAAAATAACCGTAATCCCAATACTAATAACAGGGCTTACCATGGAAATCATTACACGTATTGATGCCGCAAAGCGCGGACTTAAACGCTACTACACCGGAAAACCATGTAAGCACGGACATGACAGTGAACGCTGGGTTTACAACGGACACTGTGTTGAGTGCACCATGGAATCAAACCGTCGCATCAGGGCAGAGATTAAGCAGATCATGATTAATTCCTCCCCACAACATTCAAGCTGATAGCGGAGATTAATCATGAGCAGACATGCAACAGATTGGGCCTGGGAGACAGATCCAGGTAGCTCATCATTAAAGCTCATACTGCTCTCGATGGCTGACAGAGCCGATGAATATAACCTCTGCTACCCCAGCATAGAACGCCTCGTTAAAGACACTTGCCTGAATAAAAAAACCGTGCAGGCCGGGCTTATATCGCTCATGAAAATGGGGCTTATTTCAGATACCGGAGAGAGAAAGGGAGCGACGAAAAGAGTGCGGGTTTTCTCTCTTAATATAACCAAAAACGGGAACATTAAAGGCAACCGGGAAGGGAGCAATGAACCCGAAAACGGTAATGTTCCCGAAAACGGGAATATACCCAAAAACGGGATGTTGAATGATCCCAAAAACGGGATGTTGAATGATCCCAAAAACGGGATCCAGAACCAGTCATATAACCAGTCATTTAACCAAGAGAGGGAGAGCAGGACAAAAACCCGAGGTTCTGTGCCTCATGACCCCGGCGCAAACAACGCCGTGATGAATAACTTTGTTCCTCCTGGTGGGCCAGGGCAATTAGGCAAATTTGTCATGCATGAACAATGGCAGCCATCAGATGACTTTCTTCGGAAAAGCTCATTGCAGGGGATCTACCTGGACAGTCTGCCAACGGCACAGGAACTTGCAGAGTTCAGAATTTACTGGATGGCTGAGGGTAAGGCATACCATCAGGCACAGTGGGAGCAGAAGCTGGCAAGGCGGCTGCAGATTAGCAGACAGAAGCAATCAACATTACCTGATAACAACGTTCCGCACTGGAACAGCCCTGAAGCATGGGAGGATTTCTTGTGAACAACGTTTTTACCGCAATACAAAACCGTGACGGAGAAGCCCTTTCTCGCATGTCAGGTTATGAGCATCAGTACACCAACAATGACAACGTGGTGAACATGTCAGCAGAGAGGCTTGTTGATGCCCTTTTCAAACAGTTGAAACAACTGTTTCCGGCGGCAGTGGTAACCAACCTGAAGACGCCAGAGCAGGAAGTTGCTGCAAAACAGCAGTGGATTGCTGCGTTTGCCGAAGGGGGGATCCGAACCCGTGAACAGGTTTCTGCTGGTATGCGCCACGCCCGCGCCAGTGAATCTCCGTTCTGGCCGTCGCCAGGGCAATTCATCAAGTGGTGTAAAGACAGCAAGATGGTTCTTGGCGTCACCATTGACGATGTGATGGCGGAGTTTCACCGGTACAGCAAGGAAAAAAGTTTATATCCTGGTGGTCCAGAAAGATTCCCGTGGCGGCATCCGGTTATGTACTGGGTCGTATGTGATACTCGCCGTGCAATGTATCAGCGCCAGCTTAGCGAGATTGAGGTTGAGAAACACGCGCGCAGGCTGCTCGATGATTGGGCGAAAAAGGTGGCTTCCGGACAGCAGATACCCGATCCGGTGATCAGCATACAGGCAAAGCCAGAACCCATGAGTACGCCTCCGGACACAGGGAGAGACGTTTACCACCCGCCAGGGCGAAGTTTCGGGTGCATGCCTAACGCCGCCACCCTGGGGGGAATAACACCGGCGCAGTGGCTGATGGAGGAATACAGGCGGGGAAAGGCGGCAGGATTTATCAAGTAATACCAGCGCGATAGCGCATTTTTTTACGCCTGCATGATTACCTTGCGGGTAATAAAATATTCTAATTTCTATTGATTTCATGTCTTATGTGGTTTTTAATTACCTCAGGGGTAAATCATGAGAAAACAGATACAGGCTCTTGGTCGACTCAAAACAGGCCAGATGAACAAAACAGAATCTGCGTATTGCCAGCACCTTGAGCTGCGTAAACGTGCAGGAGAAATCGTCTGGTATCGATTTGAGGGTATCAAGCTTCGGTTAGCTGACAACACGTTCTATACGCCCGATTTTGCTGTGATGCTCGCCACCGGCGAGATGGAACTGCACGAAGTGAAAGGTTTCTGGACCGATGACGCCAGGGTGAAAACCAAAGTCGCCGCAGATCAGTATCCGTTCCGAATCATCGGGGTAACGGTTAAGCCAAAGAAAGCAGGTGGTGGCTGGAACATCGAAGAGTTCTGAATCGACGATCTTTTTAGTTATCAATGTAATCAATAAGTTATGTGGATAAGCGAGGGTAAAGATGGACGGTAATATCAAAGGGTTAGTTTCCGCCGGGCATGAGATGGCTTCGGAACTGAAAGCTGAATGTGGTGCCGTTGATATGCGCAGCGTGGCAAAGCTGATCAGCGATTTGGCAACGCAACTGGAAGTGCAACTGGAGCGTGCTAATGCGCTGGCCGAAGACCAGCAGAGAGCGATTGAGTCAATTAAGCAGGCTGATGAAGCTGTTAAGTTGGCACACGAGAAGTTTTCGGCGCTTGCGGCGGAGAATGAGCTGGCTCGTAAGGCAGTTCAGGCATTCTGCGATGTTGTTGGCGACAACACCGAGGTTATCGCTGAGGTGGTTGGGCGAGATAGCGTTCTGGTTATTTTGGAGGACATGAAGGCAACAGGAAATATGCCAGCCACCGATGCTTTTCTGGCTGAAGTACGGGCGCAGGGCGTGGAGATGCTGGCAAAAAATCATCAGAGTATCGTCAATGCACTTAAGGGAGATTCTTTATTTTCTGATGGTGAATACCGACATGCAGCTATTGTTTCCGCAGCTGTATATTTCGCTGCAGAGCTTCGCAAAGGAGGCAACCAGTGAGAAAAATTAATTATCAGGCGCTACGTGATGCGGCAGAAAAGGCAACACAGGGTGAATGGGTCGCATTTATTTCGCCGGGCAAATACGGCACGTACGCCGTACACACACCAGGTGATAATCATCACGGAGATATTGTCGACTGGCCAGGATTCGACGAACAGAAAAACGCAGAGAACAACGCTCGTTATATCGCAGCTTTCAACCCTGAAGTAGTGCAGGCGCTGCTGGATGAACGGGAAAGAAACCAGCAATACATCAAATCACGCGACCAGGAGAACGAGGAAATTGCGCTAACGGTAGGGAAGCTGCGTGTTGAGCTGGAAGCAGCAAAAAAGCGCATAGCAGAACTGGAAGCCGAACCCGTAAGCCAAACTTACAACTTGCCAGAATTAATCGAGGGCATGGAAGTTTCCATTGATGTAAGCACTTGTGATGCTGATTTAGGTAATCGCTATTTCGGCACCGTCACCGAGGCGTTAGAACTTGATACTGCCAAGAATGGTTACATCCTCCTAGTTCAGGACGCAGAGCCAAACTTCGATGTAAATGGCAACTCTCCGGTTACTCCTGATGGTTGGATTGGCTGTAGTGAGCGAATGCCAGATGATGGTCAGCACGTAATTATTTTATGTGATGGCGCATTCGTTCTTTATGCGCAATATCGAGACGGTGAGTTTTTCGATATTGTCCGCAATGGTGAGGAGTTCTTCGAAACGCAGAGCCGCAATGTAACCCACTGGATGCCTCTACCGGAACCGCCGCAGGAGGTGAAGTGATGGACTATTCACAGTTAAGTGATTTTGAAATTAACAGAATGGTAGGAGACATAATTTTTAAAGGCCTTTGGGCATGTAAACCGGAAACATCAGGGAATAACACCAACAAATGGTATTACGGAAATGCTGATACAACTTTTGAGCCATTAACCCCTTTACCTGACTACTGCAATGATCCGATCGCTTCATGGCCGATTATTGAGAAATACAGGATTTCTATCTTAGACCAGTTAACTGAATGGTGTGTGGATGCAAAAGACGTAAGACCAATATTTGATACCAGACCTCTCCGCGCCGCCATGATTGTATTTCTCATGATGCAGGAAAATCAGAATGGCTAAATCAGCAGCAGAGCGCAAAGCCGCTCAGAGAGCCAGACAAGCTGCATCTGGTGTGCGTAAGATGGAGATTGTGCTTGATGCTCAGGAAATTGAAATGCTAGAGCGTAACTGTGCCACGCGTCGCCCCGGGCGTGCGCCTTACGAATTTGGTGAGTATATAGCGTCACTGATCCGCCAGGATGATGCACGTGTGCGCGGGCGTATAAAATCGATCAGCAGAAAACTTTGCGGTAAGTGCGGCGAGAGAGTTCCCGTTAATTCATGCCCGTGTAATGGTGACTCGCAATGCTGGGTGACTAAAGGCTGGCATGAAACGAAATTAATAGTGTGACATGTCACGAGTAGATTATGCATGATGAATTTGATGGGTTTTGAATACTGCCGCCAACTATGGCGGCTTTATTTTGCATGGTACTATTACCACAACGGTAACTATTACCACGGTGGTTATGATGCCTGCTGAACCTAAAACCTATAAACGCAAATCAACGCAATTTAAGCCACTAACAGCAATGCAGGAGGCTTATTGCCAGTCATACATCAAAACGCCTGAAAACCAAACTCAGGCAGCGATTAACGCAGGATTCTCCCCAAATACAGCGGCAGTTAAAGCCAGTGTCATGATGCGCGATGAACGCATTCAAAAACGGATTGCCGAGTTGATGGAGGAGCGCAACAAACGAATGCGCGTCAGTGCTGATTACGTTCTCATGCGCCTGGTGGAGATCGACCAGATGGACGTGATCGACATCCTCAACGACGATGGGAGCCTTAAACCAATCCGTGAGTGGCCGAAAATCTGGCGCACTACGCTTAGTGGCTTTGATCTGTCATCGACCATCATGAACATGAACGAGGATTCGATAGAGACAATCCTCAAAAAAATTAAATGGCCTGACAAGGTGAAGAACCTTGAGCTGATTGGTAAGCATGTTGATGTCAACGCGTTCAAAGAACGCCTGGATGTTAATGTGAATGTGACAATTGCTGATCGCATAGCGGCAGCCAGGAAGCGACTCAAAGAACGTCAGGATGGTAATCAGTGACAGATACAGCGTTATCTCCTGAAGAGCAGTTGATCGAGGATATTGCAGGGTTCACTCACGATCCGCTTGGCTATGCTCTCTATGCGTTCCCGTGGGGGGAAGAGGGGACTGAACTGGCACATGCCACCGGCCCACGTCAGTGGCAGGCTGATGCGTTCCGAGAGATACGTGATCACCTGCAGAATCCAGAGACGCGCTATCAGCCGCTTATGCTGGCACGCGCTTCTGGTCACGGTATTGGTAAATCCGCATTCATCTCAATGCTGATCAACTGGGGCATGTCCACTTGCGATGATTGTAAGGTCGTGGTGACCGCCAACACCGACAACCAGCTACGAACGAAGACCTGGCCGGAAATTATCAAGTGGTCGAACCTTGCTATCACGAAAGACTGGTTTACCTGTACCGCTACCGCGATGTACAGCAATGATCCTGGGCACGACAAGCGGTGGCGAGCTGACGCAATCCCCTGGTCTGAGCACAACACTGAGGCATTCGCCGGACTACACAACGAGCGCAAACGCATCATCGTGGTATTCGATGAAGCGTCGAACATTGCCGATCTGGTGTGGGAGGTAGCAGAGGGTGCGCTGACGGACGAAGACACCGAAATCATCTGGGTGGCGTTCGGGAACCCGACGCGTAACACCGGGCGTTTCCGTGAATGTTTCCGCAAGTACAAACACCGCTGGAAGTGTGCGCAGATTGACAGCCGGACGGTGGAAGGCACTAACAAACAGCAGTTGCAGAAATGGGTTGATGACTACGGGGAAGACAGCGACTTCGTTAAAATCCGTGTGCGCGGCATATTCCCTGATGCATCTGAATTGCAGTTTATCCCTACCGGTCTTACTGATGAGGCAATGAAACGGGTGGTAACCGCTGCGCAGGTTGCACATGCTCCGGTGATAATCGGCGTTGACCCGGCATACTCAGGCGTTGATGACGCGGTGATATACCTGCGGCAGGGGCTGCACAGTAAGGTGCTATGGACTGGTAACAAGACCACCGACGATCTGATTATGGCGAAGCGTATCGCTGACTTTGAAGACCAGTACTAGGCTGACGCGGTGTTCATCGACTTCGGTTACGGAACCGGTCTGAAGTCAATCGGTGACGGATGGGGTCGTACATGGCAACTTGTTCCGTTCGGTGGCGCGTCTACTGACCCGCAGATGCTCAACAAGCGTGGGGAGATGTTCAACTCATGCAAGACATGGCTGAGGCTGGGCGGCATGCTTGATGACCAGGAAACAGCGGACGACCTGTCGGCAGCAGAGTACAAAGTTCGAGTGGACGGTAAAATCGTTATCGAACCGAAGGAAGATATCAAAGAGCGACTTGGGCGTTCTCCTGGTAAAGGCGATGCGCTACTGCTGACGTTTGCGTTCCCTGTGTCGAAGCGTCTGCGAATTCCCGGTCAGCAGAACCAGCAAGGCAAGGCCATCACAGATTACGATCCCTATGCTTAATCCGCTGGTGGGGATAATGTCGTTGATATCCTCTGGTGAGGATAAAACAAAGCCAGCTCATAGGCTGGCTGATTGTGACATGTCACGGCGCTAGAAAGTAATTTTATCGAATGCGGCGTTGATCGCTTTGGCATCCTGCACGGCACCACGCTCATCGAGTAAAGATCTTTTACTAAGCACTTCAGCTAGGCATTGAAGCTTAGTGTGGTAGAGGTTCTCGCGGCGAATCTCTTCAGCAGGAGATTGTTTCTGAATGCCTTCAACTGTCTTCGTCATAATATTCACCTTAAAAAAATGCCCGGCGAACCGGGCGAACTGGAAGCAATGAGTTATGCCTTCCGTGGCTGTACTGGTTTACAGCATGAAGTCATCGCAATGGCGTCCTGCTGTAAAAAGGGCGGTGATGGCCCTTCAAGGGAAACCATCACCGCCAAGCACCTGGAACTTCTGGCATCACGGTCCTTAGGCGTGATTCTGGCGTGGCATGCAGGATTCGAACCTGCGACCAACCGCTTAGAAGGCGGTTGCTCTGTCCAACTGAGCTAATGCCACAACGCTGAGAGCACTTAGCCTGTTAAGGCGCCACACTTTGTCGCGGCTCCATAAATGCTCTCATCGTTGTACCCTCGTCTCTTCCGAGGCGTCACACCGAATCGCCGGGATGGTGAATCCCCGTGCGCGGAATAAAACCGCTCGACTTGCACATTCCGGCTACCTGGTTCGTTTGCCCGAGCAAGGGAGGGTGCCCCTTAAACGTATCCAGACCGCTATCGGCGCATGTGCCATACGCCGTACTGCTCAAAATAAAAGCTCACTCCACCTGTTCAATTTAACGACAAGCCAGTCAGGTTAATAACCGGAATGAACCCTTTGCTTACCTGAAAGGTAATAATTTGTGCGTTAAATGTCAACTATCTACGATAAATAAATCATATGTGGTTAAATTGGTAATAATTTAATTGCGTACGGAGTCATTGATATGTGCATGGGTAGCTCACCGTCAGTGCCTGCAACACCAGAAGTTCAGGCAGCACCACAGGAGCAGGATGCCGCCGTTGTTGATGCCCGCGACGAAGAAACTCGTCGCCGTCGCGCTGCTGCTGGTCGTAGTTCTACGCTGCTTACCGGTTCTCAGGGCGACACATCAACCGCTAATACCAGCGGTAAAACGCTGCTTGGTCAGTAACCGGAGTCATTGAAATGGCGGAAACAACTAAAGAGCGATTGAACAAACAGTTCGCACAACTTGAAAGCGAGCGTCAGTCGTTCGAGCCGCACTGGCGCGAGTTGAGTGATTACATCAACCCACGTGGTTCCCGCTTTCTGACTTCTGAGGTCAACCGTAACGATCGACGCAATACACGCATTATTGATTCGACCGGGACTATGGCGGCGCGCACTCTCGCCAGCGGCATGATGTCAGGCATCACAAGCCCCGCGCGTCCGTGGTTTCGCCTGGCTACGCCAGATCCTGAAATGATGGATTATGGCCCTGTTAAGTTGTGGCTTGAGGCGGTGCAGAACCGCATGAACGATATGTTCAATAAGTCGAATCTCTATCAGTCGCTGCCGCAGTTATACGGAAGCCTCGGCACATACAGCACTGGTGCAATGGCAGTGCTGGAGGATGACGAGGACATCATTCGCACAATGCCATTCCCGATAGGCAGTTACTACCTGGCTAACTCACCTCGTGGCAGTGTGGACACCTGTTTTCGCAAGTTCTCTATGACTGTTCGTCAGCTTGTTCAGGAGTTCGGGCTAAATAACGTCAGCGAATCCGTAAAAAGCATGTGGGAAAGCGGCACCTACGAGAAGTGGATTGAAGTGATGCATTCGGTTTACCCGAACATTGACCGCGATACATCGAAGCTGGATAGCAAGAACAAGCCATTCAAATCGGTTTATTACGAGGTTGGTGGCGATAACGACAAGTTGTTGCGTGAGTCCGGATTCGATGAGTTTCCAATTATGGCTCCGCGCTGGGAAGTTAACGGCGAAGATGTTTATGGATCATCATGCCCGGGTATGCTGGCGCTTGGACCTGTTAAGGCATTGCAGCTTCTCCAGAAGCGCAAGTCGCAGTTGATTGATAAAGCCACCAATCCGCCGATGGTTGCTCCGACTTCCCTCAAGAATCAGCGCGCCTCCCTTCTTCCTGGCGACATCACGTATATCGATCAGATTACTGGTCAGGATGGTTTCAGGCCTGCTTATCTGGTTAACCCCAGTACAGCAGATTTGGTGGCAGACATTCAGGACACTCGTCAAATCATTAACAGCGCCTACTTTGTCGATCTGTTCATGATGTTGCAGAACATCAATACCCGCTCGATGCCTGTTGAAGCGGTGATCGAAATGAAAGAAGAAAAACTTCTGATGTTGGGGCCGGTTCTGGAGCGTCTGAACGACGAATGTCTTAATCCTCTCATTGACCGCGCTTTCTCGATGATGGTGCGTAAAAACATGCTGCCGCCACCGCCTGACGCGATGGAAGGCATGCCCCTGAAGGTCGAATACATTTCCGTCATGGCTCAGGCGCAGAAGTCTATCGGCCTGTCCAGTCTGGCGTCCACGGTTAACTTCATTGGTCAACTTGCGCAAGCGAAACCAGAAGCTCTCGACAAACTCAACGTTGATCAGGCGATCGATGCATTCGCTGATATGTCCGGAGTGTCTCCAACCGTCATTGTTCCGCAGGAACAGGTTGAGCATGCTCGCCAGCAACGGGCACAGCAGCAACAGCAGCAACAAATGATGGCGATGGGGATGGCGGCGGCACAGGGGGCCAAGACGCTAAGCGAAGCTAAAACTTCGGATCCGAGTGTTTTGTCAGCTATGGCGAATGCAGTTAGTGGTCAGGGTGGGCAATCACAATGACAGATTACGAAGACGATCAACTGAAAGAAGAAAACGCCCGTAAGCAACGTGACATGGCACAGCGTGAAATTGATGACATTCGCTTTGTCATGAGCTGTGAACAGGGGCGTCGGGTTGTCTGGTCGGTACTGGAGAAAGGCCGTGTGTTTTCCGCTATCTCGCCGATGGATGAACCGCCCCGGGAATCCTGGAGACTAAACTCCCTGAGAAAGAGGTAA